CAGATGCTGCTGATGCGTCAGCCCGCTCAGCTGCCGATAATGCCCGACAGACAGCACAGGATGTTCTGGCTAGTGCAGCGGATGCTGATAGTGCGGCAAAGTCTGCACAGACAGCGACGGAGCAGGCCGGTCAGGCTAAAACCGCCGCTGATACGGCACAGAAAGCGCAGGAGGAAGCGGGAGTCTCGGCACAGTCTGCTGCGGGAAGTGCCGAAAGTGCAGCTGCGTCTGCACAAACAGCGGGTGAGCATGCCGGCAATGCAGCCGCATCTGAAACCTCAGCGCGTGAAAGCGCCTTCACGGCCACGCAGGCTGCAGAACAGGGTAATAACAGCGCGGCAGCTGCAGCGCTATGTGAACAGCATGCCAGAGAGTCCGGCGAAAAGGCTGCTAAATCAGAGGCTGCGGCATCAGCCAGTGCTAAATCGGCATCTTCAAGTGAAGCATCAGCCCTGCAGTCAGCCGAAACGGCTGAGAATCAGAAAAATGCAGCCACTGAGAGTGCCAACCGCGCAGAACAGGCCAGAGATGATGCACTGACCTCCAGGAACGAGGCAGTACAAGCCGCTGAAACAGCAGCGGCAGACGCGGCAGATAAAGCTGCAGGCAAGGTTTCGGAGCAACTGAAAGCTGCTGTAGCCGATGATACTCAGCGCGCAGAAGCCGCGATGGCTGGCGCTAAAAGAGCAGCTGAAGCCTCACAGGGATACCGTGATGAAGCGCGGGATATTGCTGAAGGTCTGAAGCTGGGAGATGCCAGCACAACGCAGAAAGGGATTGTGAAGTTAAGCAGCGATGACGACAGCGACAGTGAAGCCCTTGCAGCGACACCGAAAGCCGTTAAAAAAGTCAAAGACCTGACGAACCTGAAAGCCCCTCTGGACAGTCCTGAACTGACGGGAACGCCAACCACTCCCACTCCACCACTGACTATTAACAACCAACAAATTGTTAATGCTGAGTTTGTTCACGCAGCCGTTGCAGCGTTAGTTGGTTCATCTCCTGAAGCTCTGGACACCCTGGCTGAGTTAGCGCAGGCATTAGGCAATGATCCCAACTTTGCAACCACGATGCTCAATGCATTGGCGGGTAAACAACCGCTTGATGGTACGTTGACAAATTTGAGTGGAAAGGACGTTCCCGCGCTTCTCCAATACCTTGGTTTAGAAGAAACGATAAATCGTGCTGCCGGATCACTGCAAAAAGACCAGAACGGCAGGGATGTACCACAACCGGATACGTTTACATGTCACATCGGCGCGGCGCGAGCATTTAGCGGCTCTGTAAGCATTGGCGGGGGTGGCAACTGGACGACGGTGGAGTTTATTGTTTGGCTTGAATCGCAGGGGGCGTTTAATCATCCGTACTGGATGTGCAAAGGATCCTGGTCATATGCTGATAACAGGGTGATTACTGATACCGGGTGCGGGAATATCCAGTTAGCCGGCGCGGTAGTTGAGGTTATGGGAGTTCGTAGTGCAATGACCATTCGAATTACGACCCCGACAACAGCAACTAGTGGACATGCCAGCGCTCAGTTTACCTACATCAATCATGGTGATGATTATTTGCCTGGCTGGCGACGAGATTTCAACACCGCTAATCTGCCACCCGAGTCTTATCCTGTTGGGGCACCTGTCCCGTGGCCATCTGACACAGTTCCAGCGGGTTATGCATTAATGCAGGGCCAGCCGTTTGATAAGTCTGTTTACCCATTACTTGCTGTAGCGTATCCATCCGGCGTTATTCCAGATATGCGCGGCCAGACGATAAAGGGCAGACCTGATGGTCGTGCTGTATTGTCTCAGGAACTTGACGGTATTAAGTCACACGACCATGGTGCGACGGTCGCAGCTACCGACCTCGGAAACCGTGACACCACCGGATTTGATTACGGAAATAAAGAAACAACAGGTTTTGATTACGGTACAAAAACAACCGATGTTCAGGGTGCTCACGCGCACAATTACTCATTCCTGGCATGGCAAGCAGGTTGGGGATATCCAGCCGGAAACCAAAACATGGGGGCTGTCACGCAAACGACCTCCACTGACGGCGCTCATGCACACAACGTTTATATAGGTGCACATAGTCATATTGTTGGCATTGGGGCACATGCCCACTCTGTCTATATTGGCGCGCACAGCCACGGTGTGACTGTTTCTCCGTCAGGTCATGCTGAAAACACTGTAAAAAATACCGCATTTAACTATATTGTGAGACTTGCATAATGACTTTTAAAATGACTAACACCAATCGCACGATTACTATTTATAACCTGTCATCTTCTACTAATGAATTTATTGGTAAAGGTGATGGATATATTCCAGCAAACACAGGATTACCTGCCTACAGTACTGATATTGCACCGCCAACTACAAAGGATGGATTTGTCGCTGTATTTAATTTTGATTCAGGTAAATGGTCACTCGTCGAAGACCATCGTGGGAAAGTTGTCTACGATATTCACACAGGGGAATCCACCACAATTAACCAGTTAGGTAAGTTGCCTGATGATGTCGTTTCTGTTGCTCCTGAAGGCCATTTTGTTAAATGGGACGGTAAAAAGTGGGTGCATGATGCTGACGCAGAAAAAATAGCGCAGATTACGCAGGCGACACAACAAAAAGAAAGCCTACTGGCTCTGGCCGCCTCAAAAATCGCTCCCTTACAGGACGCAGTTGATCTTGATATTGCAACAGAAGCGGAAGCGGCACTTTTACTGGCATGGAAAAAATACCGTGTTTTACTTAACCGAATAAATCCAAATGATACACCTGATATTAACTGGCCTGAGCAACCTGCAGAACGAAGTATAAGTGGTTAAATCATAGTTGAATTGTGGGGCTTAGGGATGCTAAACCCTTCAGAAAGCAGCCAAAAGTAGGCTGCATATTGTTTATACTTTGGTTCGATCAGATCTAAGCTGATATTTAATCTTCTTTATGAGGCAGTATTCTCGAATAAATAACAAATTAATTCTCTTGCTAAATTTTTGTGTGCCAGAGAATGGAGTAACTGCCTTTTTTATATAATGGATTTGTTCTTCGTTAAAGGAGCAATAACCATTGATTTTTGTGCTTATTCTTTTGGCTAGACTATATGTCTGATGAACAGAGGGTGCTATAGTCTCAATTTCGCTCTTGCCTTTTTTATTAAGTAATTCATTGAAAACTCCCATGGCACATATTATATCATCGATATCTTTTTTTCGAGGTGCGTTAGTTATACTATTTTTTCGTACTCGATATAAAACAAGAGTATCGGTCATACGTTTGATTTTTTTTGATAGAAGATATGTTTTGGGTATTAATGCTATATCTTCGTAATGTCTGCCAACTGGAAATCTTAACGTATTAAATATAAATCTTTTGTAAACTCTTGCCCATGGGAACCATTCATTTTTTAAAAATGTTTCACGAAGATTACTTATTGAATCTATTGTCAAAGTCTCGTTTGTAGATACGATTGACACTTCTGTTACTTTTTCCTTGTTGTCGTCATAAAATCTATTCGCATTAAACTCAATTAAATCAATATCATTAAGCTTTAGCGTTGGGTTGATCTTTTCCCAGAATGTTGAATCCCAAAGATCATCACCATCTAAAAATGCTAAATACTTACCTGAACATACATCAATACCTGTATTTCTGGCTGCAGACACCCCTTGGTTTGTTTGGGTTATTAATTTAATCGATTTGTTTTTATTTTCACTTATGAATAATTCTATTTCTTTAAGGGAATTATCCGTCGACCCATCATTAATCACAATGATCTCAACGCTATCATCTATTTGTGATGATACAGATTGCAAACATTCATAAATGTAATCTTGGCAGTTGTAGCAGGGGATTATGACGCTTAACAAGAAAGGGGTATCCATTAAATGCATCCTTGAGTTAAAAAATTAATCCAATTCAAACTTCTTACGAGGCTGATGACCTTCTTCGGCTTTTTATTTTACCATGCTGGAGTAGGAAATCATCGTGTAATTGCATACAGTCCAAGAGGATTTCCAGTAACAACGGGCTGTTCTTGTCCAGTATGGCGACTTAATATGTTTAATCTGAAACCAGCCACATATCCGCCTCTTCAAACATTTCCTGAATAGTACGACTTATCTGTTCCTTCTCATGCTTGCTGGCGTCAGTGTTGATCGCCGGCAGTGTCATCATCGGTTTTACCCGAACATCCGCATCGGGGAAGATCCGGTGAACCCTCCTGGTCAATTCGCCCAGAATGATATCTTTTGCACCGGGCAGCCCATCAAAATTTCTTTTGTCATAAACGAGTTCCACGAACATTACTCATTGCCCATTTACTGGATAGATATACAGTATTTATACTGTGTTTTTATCCGGTATTCAAGAGAGGGCGTGATGATGCCACGACGCAGCGATATTGAAATAGCCTGGTATGCTTCGTTACAGCAGGAACCAAATGGCCGGAAGACCGTCACCACGCAACAGTTTGTCCAGGAACTGAGCAAGGTTAACTGGAACTGGACGATGAAGCAGGCCAACGAATGGATCGAGTGGTATGTGACAACATTCCGCGATGTATCAACGCAGGAAGGCGAGAACCGTACCTTTCAGCTGTTCAATCCAAACGGAGGACTATAACCATGGGCTTTCCTTCACCTGCGGCAGATTACGTTGAAACAAGGATCTCCCTCGATCAGCAGCTTATCAATCAGCCCGCAGCAACTTATTTCATGCGGGCATCGCGTTCACATTTCAGGGAAGGGATAATCCAAGGAGCGCTGCTTGTTGTGGACGCGTCGCTTTCAGCCTGTGATGGCTCGCTGCTGATATGCGCGATAGATGGGGAATTTAGGATCAAGCGATACCGAACTCACCCTCAGCCCCACCTGATAAATCTGGAGAACGGGAGAAGGGAAGCGCTGCCAGAAGACGGTGATGGCTACAATTCCTCACACGCAATATTTGGAGTTATCACGTACATCATTAATGATGCCAGGAACGCGGAGTTTGATGACTGCCCGGTTATGTGAATAGCTGAAACTTTACGGTAAAGCCGATGTTTTGTGTCGGGGTTTTTCCCCGATTATTCCCCAGATCTTCCCCGCTTAGAAAATAGGCATAAAAAAACCAACCGTAACAGGCTGGTTTTTAGAGGATTTTTGGTCGGCACGAGAGGATTTGAACCTCCGACCCCCGACACCCCATGACGACGAGTTGCCGTCTTGAGGGTTGCTATGTGGCATAAACGGACTTCGAATAATTATTAGGGCGTTTTAACTTCGTTAATATGCTCGCTGTGAGCCTGAACTTTACTCTCTTTTCCGTAAATAGCTTGCCAGTATTTAACTGTAGGAAGCATGAGGATACGTAGTACAAGCCACCAAGTAAAAATGCAGGAAGATTGGTTGTAATAATTGGCAGGCATATAACCGTGTGCAAGCTGATTTCGCAAGTCACCATAGATTTTATCTACGAGTAAGGCCTGCAGATTGCCAATCAAATCCACACCTAAAGCTTCAATGATCAGTGGATTATCCAGTAACCCCTTGAGACCATTTCTTTCCTGTGAGCCATCCCCATGAAGTTGAGAGGGCTCTTCACCTTTGATCTTCGCCACATATCGTAGACTGTTTTCAATCTGAGGTATTAGCACATGGCAAGCCGTTAGAAAGTCACCATTGAAACCGTAAACGACCCCTTTGATGAAAAACTCTTCATGCCCAAACGGGATAAAGGGGTGATCGATAAACAAATCGCGAAAAAACACCTCCGAGATTGTATACGTCATTGTTATCTCATCCGTAGCCGGGATAATTTGCCCGACGACGGCTAACTCATGATCTATTCGCATTCCCTGCATCATCATAGGCCAGATAACTTCTCCATCTGCATCATCAATCCCTATTCCTGCGGGTATACGGGCAACGGTCATTCCTTCATGATCAACATGAGTGGTTCCAAACATCCAGGCTATGCTTTTGGCCTTTTGTTCTATAGCTTGAGCCTTTAGTCCCTCAATGCTAGTGGGCCGACTGACCAGCATCGCCAGTCTGAAAACCATATCAAACAAATCTCTTCCTACGACTCGGTTTCTGGCCTGATGAACAATCTGACTGATGTCCTGAGGCTGAGACTGAAGAATGGCCATCTGGTGACGGGTCTCGATTTGGTAATCTCGCATCTCTTCATACAATGCAAGACGTTCTGCTCGGGTTCCTGGAATATTAGCCAGTGCTTCAATTGCATTCTGCACGCAGGCGGCAGAAATCATGCCACCATCTTGGAATTCTGATTCTTTCAGATACGTATCTGCAAGGAGGCGCCAGAACTCAGACTGTGTATCCCTGTCGCTGCAACTATTTGCAATCGGGATTGCTGTTTTACAGGCATCAATTGCAAATGAAAAAAGTTTTTGCTCCAAATAGCTTTTTGACAGATATAGGAGTTCTTGAACAATAAAAGAGGACTCACTCACTCTACAATCGAATGCGAGTCGCATGAGTCGTAATGGGTAGGGTGAGTCCGCTTGTACTTTGGTACGGTCGTACTCTGCCAGAAGATATGTCGATAGTTGATCTAATTCAGCACTGAAATCAGCATTCTTTCGGAAAAAACAACAAAGCCGTAGTGCACGCTCTAAACGCTCAATAGCATTAACCCATCCCCCTTGCGATGTCATAATGGCCTGACATGACGCGTAATAAGCGCGAACTGCCAGCAAAGGAAAATGGATACCTCCCCCAACTTTACGGACCCAAAGCATGTCGGCAATTCGTGCCTGAAGCTCGGGTAAAGCTATCGTCGGGCAAAACTGAGAAAGTACCTCTAGTGTCAACTCATTAAAGTCTTCTGGAACTGCCGATCTACCTAGACTGCTTTGAAATTTTGGACCAAATGGGGCCTGTGGATTATCAGGCCGAAAATGAAAATCGCAAATATGGATTAGCAGTCTCACCCCGGAATTCCTATCCAGTCTCGAAAGATATTCGGTGATATCAAAACAGGTAACTGCCAGTTTGCTATGAATTAAGGGGGATAAATCAATAGCGTTAAGTTCGTCAAGATTTGTATCAATGTCGTCCATTTCATCACCTTGAAATTTTAAAAAGCGACTATATCGCAATAAACCCAACTGAGCCTGCGAGACCGTGTACTGGCGAGCAAGAAAGTACTGTATTGCTATGTGTTTCTACCCGCAACATTTATTCATGTATTTTGGGTACTGGCAGTTTACCTGGTCCAGAACTTACATCTTTTTAACTACGATCAGCACAATGCCTTTGTGAAACAGACAGCTTTTCGATTAAGTAAAGGGATTCTGAAGAAAATGGTTCTGATTCCTCTGCTATCTTCATGGTGATGCCCTACAAAGAAAGAATGGCCACCATAAAGGACCCTAGCTGCAAAAGTATCATCTCGAAACGGGTAAATGGGCAACATTGTCTCTTGGTTTTATCGAGGATTCGTGTCTGCTTCCAGCTCAAACGGACCTCAGCGGCAGTGTGATGGATATGCAGGTGTGAAAAACATGGACTGTTGGCGAAAACACTTCCCCAAAACTAAAATCAAAGTTTAGATAATCAATGAGTTGTAAAAGGTAGCTATTGGCTGTTTTTGAAAGTAGAAAGAATGATGATTTCAAATTTATCAAATGGTTGCTATGTTTTTAGCAATGTAATGCTGCGTCATATTGGCTGGATTAACTGGGGGCCTTGATTTTTCACATTCCCGACTGCACGCGTTACGGCATGCCATATAAATTTATCAGCCGGCAGGAAACCGTCGGCCGCAATTTCCGCAGCTTCTTTCCCTCCAATGTCCTGTTTCATCCATTCACGAGCGGCTTCTGGTGACAGTACCAGAGGCCGCCTGTCGTGAATATCAACCAGCCCTTTGTCGGCCGCAGCTGTCACTATCAGGAACCCTTCAGCTTCATCTCCACGCTCGAATGGTGTGCTGCCGATCGCCGCCATAAATATTGGTTGACCGTCTGCCCGGTGAATAAAGTAGGGTTGCTTCTTGTCGCCTTCATTTTTCCATTCGTACCAGCCATCAGCAAAGCAAATTGCGCGGCCGTGCTGCCAGAGTGGTTTAAACATTCTGCTGGTGGCCGCAGTTTCAGACCGTGCGTTAATGAGCGGCGGTTTATCCCACCAACCGGGGGCGTATCCCCAGATAACTGGATCAAGATGCAACTGCTCATCACGTTCGCTCAGAAGCAGAACTTTTGTGCCGGGTGCTACGTTGAATCTTCCGATGGGTTCTGGATCGTGTGGAATGTCGTGTTCTGATTCATCAGCGAGCAGGGCAAGATAATCTTCACGCGTCATTGATTGTGAAAAGCGTCCACACATAGAAACCTCCAGCCGTATGTCAGACTGAAAGTATAGGGCAGTAATAAAAAGTGGTGCACACCGTTAAAGATTTAAAAGGAGATTGTAAGGTAAATCGGAATGATGGTTTTGTGAATTGATGAACTGCGAAAGTGAAAAAGATACTTAATCATTGTGTGCGCGATACGGGGGCAACATTTGACGGGTTTATTCCCCTGTAATTCCCCATTCAGAAAACAGGCAAAAAAACCAGCCGTAACAGGCTGGTTCTTAGGGGATTTTTTGTCGGTACGAGAGGATTTGAACCTCCGACCCCCGACACCCCATGACGGACCTCTAATTTTTTTGTTGCCGAATTTCTAAATCGGAAAGCGCAGTCGTTTTTATTTCATTCAACGCTGTATCAATAGCATTCTTAACTCTGTAGGCATAATCATCAGGCTCTTCTTCATCTTCAGGTGATGGGGTGGAACCGATATTTTCAATCAGCCTATTTAAAATAATCTCAATATTTGGATGCAGAATTATAGCTTTTGTGATCAGAACTTCAGTCAATGAAGTCATTGCAAAACTAAGTTTTTTTTCCAAATCAGCATTTTTAATCTGAAATTCTTCATCATTGACTACCCTCTCGAGTTCAGCTTGAGCCTGCTTAATTTCTTCATAGAATTGTTTTTCTTGTTCTTCATTGAAATATGGTTGATAGCTACTTTCTATCCATCGTGGAATCATGTGAAGTTCGATGATACGAAATTCATTATCTGCCCATTTTTTTATGTTGAGCAATTGGGCATAAACGAGTTCATACATATCATATTTTTTTTGCCATACCTGCTGAGAAATCCATAGTTCAGATGTGATTTTTTTTTCTATATCTTTGATAGTTGTGGTGTTAAGGGATAATTGTTCACGTACCCTCTCGTAGTTAGCATTGATTGCCGCAATTTTTCCCTTTTCAGTAGAAATAGAAACCAAATAACTCATAAAAAGGGCTACAGCAATGAGACCGATGCATAACCAAAAAATCTCGCTGGCTGAAAAGTTAGAAGCCTGTAATGCCTGAATAAGATCAATCAATTGCTTTTCTGAAAGCATTCTTTTTTCCCTAAAACGATAAATATTTATAGTGGTATTAGTAAGTTATCATAATGTTTTTTCTACAGGAACTTCAATACTGGTAGTGGATAATTAGCTTTGAAAGCATTATGTTACAGAGCCTTTGGTCATGTAATGCTGCTTCATATTGGCTGGTAGAGAACAGGGCAAGATAATCTTCACGCGTCATTGATTGTGAAAAGCGTCCACACATAGAAACCTCCAGCCATGGGGCAGACTGAAAGTATAGGATATTGGTTTGTACGAGAGGGTTTGAACCTCCACACCACTAACATTCCGTAATGGCTTCTACCTTCTAGAGGTTGCTAAATAGCCGATAGACCACTATCTATTTTTACTTTTTTGGGGGCAAATTTGGGGGCAAAAATCGGTTTGGGGCATGATTTGGGGCGATGAAGTGACTCATATTGCCCGCAATTGTCCAAGATGGTTTTTTGTTAAATGATTGATTTTATGATAATTAACTGTATTTACTGAATTTACAAAACCAATTTTATAGTTTAACGCTGATTATGTGGCTGTGGGGATAAACATTTAATAAACCGGGGGAAGGGATAATGTAGCGGGTGATAAAAAGCCGGAATCGCTTACGCTTATCCGGCTTCTGTTCAGCATCTGGGGAGTTGCTGATTACTTCAGTTCATCAACCATGGTGATGGCGCGACCAATATAATTGGCAGGCGTCATTGCTTTCAGGCGAGTTTTCTCTTCTTCCGGCAGTGCCAGACCATCGATAAACTGCTTCATACCTTCGGCGTCAACGCGCTTGCCGCGGGTCAGTTCTTTCAACTTCTCGTACGGCTTCTCAATACCGTAGCGACGCATCACGGTCTGAATCGGCTCTGCCAGAACTTCCCAGTTATGATCCAGTTCATCCAGCAGATGATCGCGGTTCACTTCCAGTTTGCTCACGCCCTTCAGCGTGGACTGATAGGCGATCAGCGCATAGCCAATACCTACGCCCAGGTTACGCAGAACGGTAGAATCAGTCAGGTCACGCTGCCAGCGGGAAACCGGCAGTTTACTCGCCAGGTGCTGCAGAACCGCATTGGACAGACCCAGATTACCTTCGGAGTTTTCGAAGTCGATGGGGTTAACTTTATGCGGCATGGTGGAAGAACCGATTTCACCCGCGACAGTTTTCTGCTTGAAGTGACCCAATGCAATGTAACCCCAGACGTCGCGATCGAAATCGATCAGAATGGTGTTAAAGCGGGCGATGCAATCAAACAGCTCGGCAATGTAGTCGTGCGGCTCAATCTGCGTGGTGTAGGGGTTCCACTGGATACCCAGCGAGGTGACGAACTCTTCGCTAAACTGATGCCAGTCTACTTCCGGGTAAGCGGCAATGTGGGCGTTATAGTTACCCACGGCACCGTTGATTTTACCAAGAATTTCAACCTGGTTGAGCTGGCGATACTGACGCTCCATGCGGTACGCCACGTTTGCCATCTCTTTGCCCATTGTTGATGGGGTGGCAGGTTGGCCGTGAGTACGGGAGAGCAGAGGAATATCGCGATATTCAACTGAAAGCGCGGTGATGCCATCAATCAGTTGACGCCAGTACGGCAGAACCACTTCGTCGCGTGCGGTTTTCAGCATCAGCGCGTGAGACAGGTTGTTGATGTCTTCTGAGGTGCATGCGAAGTGGATAAACTCGGAAACGGCGTGCAGTTCCGGGATATCCGCCACTTTTTCTTTCAGGAAATACTCAACTGCCTTCACGTCATGGTTGGTCGTACGCTCAATGGTTTTGATACGCGCAGCATCTTCTTCATTGAAGTTAGCGACGATCGCATCAAGGTAACCGATTGC